GAACGAACAGCCATCTGCTCTGCGAGTACCATTGAGTCACGCTGACCAAGGATACCTGCCTTCAACTGACCGCCTGCAGAGTTGTCTGAAGCAGACTCAACTTCTGGGCAGTTAGTTGATACGTAGATGTCGATACCGTAAAGTGTACCGATGTTGCCGTTTACAACTGGCTGACCTGATACGAAATCAGATGAGTTGTAGCGATCAATACCACGGATAGTAGAAACTACTGATGGTGGTACAATCAAGAAACGGTTGTCCATTGGTACGTCAGCATCGTCAAGCTCTTTAACTGCTTCACGGAATGCATCATCAGAGAAGATGTCTGCCGCCGCTACAGTGTCAACTGCGTATGCAGTCAGGTCTGTAGATGCGTCCATGTAGAACGAGTTAGAGTGCGTGAAGTCTGAACCGTCACCGTCACCAAATGACTTAGACAATGCGAACAAGTCAGAGTCCAACTGCTTTGCAAGGGCATAGCCTGCATCGTCAGTGTAGAAACGACGAAGTGAATCCAAAGCCTGTACTTCAACGATGTCTTCGATCAAGCGTGAGTATTCAAAGTGCTTGTCGATAGAGATCTGTACTTCTGACTCTGTGTTAGCAATGATTGTAACAGCAGTGTCAGCCGCTTTAGAGTTAGCATCGCCACGAGTTGGCTTAGGGATGTGTAAGGTATCACCCTTTTTGCCTGTCATTGGCATCTTGTTGACTACGTTCGCAAGAACGAGGTTCTTTTTGTAAGCCGCAATGATCTCGTCGGACCATAGTTCGGGGATAAAAGTTGCCGCTTCTGTTGTTGCGGTAAAACCGGCGGCTCCCGGGTAAGTTGCAGTTGCCATTTTAGCAATCTCCTATAAGGCTATCGTACTCGACCCTCTGAATATGCCTTACGAATTTCTTCTGCCAAGGCCATATATCGATCTGGATCTGTTTGCATGAGTTTAATGATGTCAGCTCTTCGATAGACTTTACGACTAGGTGCTTCTGCAGAACCTTTAGTGTTACCTGTGGATGCTTTCTTAACTGATTCCTTACGTGCCTGTGTTTCTTGATCGACAGTCTCTTTTGCAAGATTCTTACGTTCTTTCCACGTAGACAGTAATTCATCGGCACTGTCAAAGTCATACTGACGGTCAGCCCTACGGAGTAGTTCGACACGTACTTTAGACTTTTGTACCCAATCTAAAAAACCTTGGTCTTGGACAATAGTTTCAAAGTCTGGGTGTGCACTTTTAAGTTTTGACATTGCCTCTTGCTGTCGTAACTGTGCTGTTACAGTTTCAGCTTCCCTAATCTTAGGGTGATTAGCAATTGCCATATCCACAGCTTTCTGAGGGTCCGTGTAGAAGTCTACTTCTTCTATCTCAGGGCTGTCGTGGGCTTGTTGTTGTGTGGCGAGTTGAGTTTGGATAAAACTATCAACTGTCTTGCGGAGTTCACCTACCTCTGATGACTGACGACCTAAGAGCTTTTCAGCTTCTTGGTGCATCCGTACAATTTCCTTAAGGTCTTTGCCCTGATACTTCTCAGGGAGTTCCTCTTCGGCTTCAGCGGGCTCTTCCACAACTTCTTCGGTTTGTTCTAACTCTTCAACCTCAGAAGCGTTTTCAAGTTCTTCTTCACGCTCGTCAATAAATTTTGCCATTCATTACTCCGTGCTTAATAGCATTATGGATAGTTTAGGTTCTAGCGGCTCTTTCGTGATCCCTTGCCCACCTGTCGTCTGCATCAGGCCATCCTGATCCTTTGAATTGTGAGGATACACTTGAGATTATCCGCTGTGCTGTATTTCCACACTCAGGACATGTAGCAAACTCATCTGATGAGTCTACCCATTGTTCCTCAATATGGTTACATTCTGTACACTTAAAGTCATAACGTCTAAGCATTCTGTTGCTCCACAAGGTTATCGTAAGAACGTTTCATGGCTCCTTCAAAACGGATCACCTGAAACAACATTTTACGTTCACCTTTGACGTATGCTAAGTTTTTTTCATCTTTGATATCTTCGATACGATAGTTATCATAGATGTCTTCCATGTCTTCTATAAATTGTTTCCAACCTTCTGATGCAAACATGGAAAAGTAATTTTCGTATTCTTTCTGTAACTGTGGGTCCAAAGGATTCTCCCTGTTATATACTTGGTATTATACCACACCGCTCAACAAATGTCAAGCGGTTTCTTCAGCTTTCTTACTGCGGCTCTGTGCCCGTGGCTTGTTGGAGGCGTTCTCTAAGGCTTGAAGGCGTTCCTCCAACTCCTTGAGTTGCTCCTTGATTAGGTATTGGACTTTGTCCCATTCTAGATTGGTCAGCATTTGTCACTCCTTGTGATGCTTGTTGGTTAAGTGCTTGCTCTTTGAGATACAGCTCTGCAATCTTAGCTCGTTTCTCAAATTCTTTATCATCAGCATCGCCTGCCTTTAGGTTAGTAGCGATAGCTTTGATTCGATCAGTTTCAGCATCAAACTGTTCAATTGGAATCTCAGCAGTAATCTTCTGTGCACGTGCTTGTGATTCTGCCGCTTGAGCATTAAATGCGTTAACTTGTGCTTGGATCTGTGCGTTCTGTGCTTGTGCTTGTGCCTGAGCCATTTGTTGCTTCTGTGGGTCAGGTTGTGCGGCTTTACGCAATGACTGAATTAACTCTTCACGATTACTTAAGTTCATGTGGTCAATTACAGCCTCAAGCAACTGAATGTACATTGGAGACTGACGGTCCATAGTTTGTAGTAACTGTACTAACTGTGTTACCTCGTACTCTCGTGCGATGATACCAAGAGACGACGTAGGGACGAACTTGTAGTCTGACACAGGGTACGACTCTGGTGCAAACTGCATATAACGGTGTGCAGTCTTCTCAATCATTGGAATCAAGAACGCTTCTTGGAAGTTAATCAGGGTACGCTTATGACGCTTAATGATTGCCCCAAGGCCCATAGAGATACCTGCGGCAGTCGGACGCTCATTCATAGACCCCGGAATACCTGCGGCATCAATAGCACCTGTAGCCTGCTGTACCATCGTCATGAGGTCTTTAGCCTGTGCAAATGATACTTGGTCTAACTGGCCGAACTTAAACGGCTGTAAGATTTCTGCAGGATTACCATTGGTCAAGATAGCCTTACCGGGCCGTACTTCAAATTTAGAGCCCCGTGGCAGACGTGAAGCGTCTACGGCAAGCATAGGGTGTACTGTAAGTGCTAGAGCGTCTATACGGGCACGTAACTCCGTATCCAATGCTTTCTGTGAGTTGTAACCTTTCTCACAGATACCACGGCCCCAGAAACGACCGGGAACGACATCCCAAGGGAATCCAATGATAGGACGGTCGCCCATCATATAAGGGTTTTCTTCGATCTTAAGTAGCTGACCGCCGTTAGCAATTACAGCAACGACTTCAATGTAGTCTGTGTTTGTTGTCGATTGTGGTGCTGACTCAACAAGGTCAGACACATCAACGTCATCTTCAAACTCTTCTTGGATAGCTGACTCATAAAGATTCTTAGGGATCAAACCGTAGTATTTTGTAAGACGTACTTTATCGTCAGAGTAAATAGTTAGTTCTTGATCTGGCTCAAGGTCCGTGTCTTCGTAAGCTGTTTCAATAACGACATCACGATAGACACCCTTGTTGACTAACATCTCGACTTGATGTAGTGGTACAAATTCATCAATAGCAACACCTAGGGCTTCATCAACTGAAGTAGCCACAGGGTCAATCAAGAAGTTCTGAGGTAGAATAGGTTTGAGCCTAACCATAACACGCTCACGTTTCTCTACACCCACGGCTTGCATCTGACCTTCCATTAGTGGTCGAGTTGCAGGAGCCATCTCTGTAACTTCTTCAAGGACTAACTCTGCTACGCCTGTGCCGAATACTGCAGAGTTTAGGATACACTCAGAGACTTGTTTACGAATTTTAGAGCGACTAAAGTCTTCTTGAAGCTGTTTCTTAAGAAACGAGATGTCTGTTTTTTGTTGGTCTTGTAAGTCATCACGAATGTCAAAGAACGAACCACGTCCAAAGGTTGCTTCTTCTACTTCAGCAACTGAAGACTCTACTGCCTGCTGTAGTGCAGGAGAGATTAGTTTGGACCGCTCAGATTGGCGTAAGGAGTCCTCGTGTGACCAAATGCCACGCCATAAGCGATAGTATTCGTCAAAGCGTTCAGCGTAGTTTGATTCGTAGTGATCACGCCATTGCTCGCACTTGTGCATGATCCATGCTTCTGCGGTCATTTCTGATTCAGCGTAGTCGTTATAGTCCATATTAGTATCCTGCTAGAGAGTCTACGATTTCAAGTTCTTCTTGCTCAAATT